GTAGATTACATAGGCATTGTCGAAGTACGTGAGCCGCTCATTAAGCGCACTACGCTTGGTTTCTCGATCCGTAAGTTTGAGCATCCCCTCCTTGCATATATTAAATACTTGTTGAGAAATTGGATCTCCGTTAATGATATGCCGTGTGATGTTTTCACAATCGTTTGTATCGAAGTTTAAGTAGAACCCACCGTCAGTACCCTTAGCCAGTTTGTTACGGACATGATTCTTAGTGTGTTCGTACATCCTTGGTAGGTTGCCATACAGCTCGTTCAGCTTAGGCTTGAAGGCTGGCACTTCCTTCTTGAGTTGTGACATCAGCATCTTCAGCGATCTGGATTTGCGCGTTGATCGACTAAGCTCGCCTCGACCCTTCTCCTTCTTGATCTTATTGTGTACGACGTTGTAGCAGACATGTACACCATCATCGTTTCTGACAGTATCAACAAACGCCAAGCCGAACAACATGCCGTTCGGATAGATAAGCGACATGCTGTCGAACCTGTAGTTGTACGGATACACCCCATAGACGGCATGTAGCTCAGACACCAAGCGAGTAAGGTACTCTGACTCGCGCATAAATTTCTCAGCTTCAGGCTGTATGAATCGGTAAATTGACATGATTAGTTCTCCTGTTTATCTGTGTGAATGACATACCCCCAGTTGCCTGACGGTATGGGTTTACCTGCTTCGATGGTTTCTATCTTGAACGCTTGCTCTTGCTCATAAATTTCATCTAAGATAGATTTTCTAGCTTGTTCAAAAAATCTACTTCTATATCTATCAATCATCTCGTACAGACGGTTCGCACTATGACTGAAATTCCAAGGTCTACAGCTCATTTCAACTTTTCTCACAACTTGTGAGTACATATCGTTGTTATCAAAGTTGAGGTTGGGTTTAAGATATCGACCGAGGGGCATATCGTCAACAATGTTCTGAGCACTTGCGGCCATGAAGAACCCCCTTGCGGCCTTGAATTCATCTTCGTACTTTTTCCGTATCAACTTCGTGATCTTTGTATCAAGACGTTTTACGTTAACGTAATAGTTGCAAGACTCGTGCAGCCTAAGATCATTCAGATAAACACGTAGGCCAGAGAACACTGGATGGACGACGCTACCGTTTTTCCCAAGCTGTGAATATCTTCTAAATGGTCTGTTGGTAAGTACCACCCCACCCCTACGTGAACTACTAAATAAACAAAACGACGGAAACAAACGATTGAGCATCACTTGATTACCGAAGTATGGCTTCGATGCAAACGTGAAGCTGTCGTCTGTATGCACGTAGCCAAGCACCTGTTCATTGAGCTTGATCGTGACCGTGCCCTTGTTCTCGACGTAGTAGCGGCGACGACCATAACGACGATGGCCCAGTGGAAACTCTTTGCCACCCGAACCAGCGTAGGGTTTGTTCACCACTGTTTCTAGGCGTGGGGTTTCGTTTTGGTAAAAATATCTTCTGATTTGGGTTTTAAAAGACGGGTTTACAAAGTCCGCGTGTGATACACGCGGCAAGATATCTGCGTAGCTCATAGTTTCTCCTGGTTTAAGACGACTATATTTCAGGCCGAACAATTTGTTCAGCCCAGGTAAAAGTTGTTTCAGTATTTGCTTTCTAGTAATCATTTGTCCATGAAAACTTTCTTGCCTGTTGGTACGGTCAAGTGTTTGTTCTGTGTGATAACCCACAGCAATGGGGCTGTGTGAGTCCACTTGATGTTGGGTTCGACATGACCATCGGTGAAGAGGATTACGCACTCGGCATTGATGTTTTCTTTAACTAGGTATTCACTGACGCATGAAACTCTAGTACCGCCGCCACCCTTGGGCTTGAGCATATGCTGAAGTCCTGCATAATTTCCCTGAAACACTTGTTCGCCATGCGTTTCTGCATCCCACCAGATAACTCTGACTTTCTCCGGCTCGACCGTTTCGCAGATAGAGACCAGTTCTGTAGCGAACGCGTTCAGCTCCTCCCCACCTATCGACCCGCTCGTGTCGATACCGACCACGATCTCACCGACAGTCTCACCCATTGCGACTGGGATGTAGATATCGTTTGCGACCATGCGACGGTTGTACCTACGCCAAGAATATTCTTGCTTACCTACGCAGATAGAGCTGACGAACTCTCGCAAGACTTCCTTCCAGTCGATCTTGGCATCAAGCAAGTTGTCGATGTGTCGTGGTTTGTCCCCGCCAAGTATCCCTGCAAGGATGCCGCCTTGACGCAACGCGCCATCAATCTTCTCGCCTAGCTTCTTGATCTCCTCTTCGCTCAACTTCTTGAAGTCATGCTCGTCCATTGTCTTTTTGTCGTTGCGTAGCATGTCATCGATGTCAGTCGGCTCGCGTTTGTTGTTGCCCTTGAGTTGGCCTTCATCGTCAGGTGAACCGCTATCTTGTCCACCCTCGTCACCTTGCCCGCCGCCTTGCTCCTTCTCTTTGTCTATCCTCTGTTGTTCTTTCTTCAGATAGTCATAGACTTGCGTGACACTCCAGTCACGGAACATAGGATTCCACAGCCAACCCTCCCCGATCTGAATGTCTGGTGTGTTCCAACGTACGATGATGTCATTGACGACAAAGTCTGCGGCATAGTTCGCAAGTCTTGCATTCTCTCTGTAGATGTGCGTGTAGTGGCTAAGGTGGCGCAAGTACTTGTGACCAACCTCGTGCATGATCGTCGCACGGAGCAGTGGCTCATCGCATCTCTCAAGATACTTCTCACCATAGACCACGTTAACGCCATCGGTGTAGGCAGTGGGTACCTTCTTGTCCACTCTCGACTCACCCATCACGATGATGCCTGAGAACAGCATAGTCTTCTCGTGTTTCATCAAGAAGATGTGGTTGCGCTTGAGCCTCTCGGCCTGAGATTCTTTCATAATATTTCTCCTGATAAAGAGGGGGCCATGCCCCCGTGAAATGCTAGTTAATTGCTAGCCAAGTAAGTGATGGTTAGCAATTGACCACTTGGTCACTGTCTCGTTGTAGCGAGCCAGTCGTGCCAACTTCGAGCGAAGCAAGATTACAAACCACAGCGTCTGGATCTCGACTTGCTTGATGCGATTGACAAACATCTGAAACTTGTTGAGCTTGTCCTGCGAGTCGATGTGATCAAGAGCTTGGAAGATCATTAGCAAGAGCGGCGCAGTGTCGTTCTCGTCTGGCATCTTGATGCCCATCGGATCTTTGATGATGTTGTCAAACTTCTCAACCTTAGACTCCATCTGTACAAACGCAGACATGTCACGGCCACCCCTCTCGCCAATCGTGCCGCACAAAAGCCCAAGCGTTACTGCTTCTGGTAGCTTCGCTCTGATGATGGCATCACATTTCTCTAGTGAACGCGGCGAGACAAAGGACATCGAAGGCTTGCTCGGATGAAAGATGTACGGATTGTCTTGTTGATCTGGATCGAGGTATGACTTCAGCATACGGGGGTAGACCGCTACCGTAGCCTTCACGATAGGGTGAATGTCTTTGTCCTGTGCCCATATCAACCACTCCTGCATACTCGGCTTCTGCATCTTGACGATGGTCAAGCGATTGGCAGTGTGAGCTGGCAATACATCCCCAACACCATCACTGGAGTTGTTAGACGTAGCGAGCACATACGATCCTGGTGTAAGCGGCCTGTCACCGACCGTCTTCTCCAAATACATTCTGGTATAGATCGGTTGCAAGAGTTTGGGAACCTTCAGTGCCTCGTCGATAAGCACAACCTTGGGACGCGGGTTGTCAAGGTTAAACAGACTCGACACGTAGTACTCCATCGACTTAGTCGTATGGTTGGGTATCGCTGCGGCCAAGTCCATCATCTCTTTGTTGGGGCCATCGATGTAGACGTAGTCATACTTGTCATCCTCGAAATAGTCACCGACCTTGCGCCACTTGTCGCCGAACATCTCAGCGAGGCCACGCAGTATAGAAGTCTTGCCGCACCCAGGCTCAGACAAGACAAGGACGGTGTTGTGCTGACCGATAGCGGCGATAGCTTCAGTGGTCTGACTGATAGTCAGGGTTGGATAGGTTGTAATTGCAGACATAATATTTACCTGTGTGATTAATGTTTAATGGATAAGTGAATTGCTATTTCAAAAGCCGGTTTTTGAAAACAGGCCGTGACTCAGAACTTCATACCGAACTTCGACAGGATGTCATCCATGCCATCTTTAACTGTAGCCTTCACAGCCTCAGAGTCACGGATGTCTTCGGCGGTATAGTTCGCAAGCACCTGTCGAGCCTGCTTGCGTATCGCCTCGATCTTGGGATCTTGGATGATGTTAAATGTCGCCAAGGTGTCGATCAACTCCTTGGCCCCCTGTATCGTAGACTCGTACACCTTGGGCCTACGCTTGCCCTCTTCTGGTTCCGAACAGGCATGAGCGATCCTCTCGATGTAGTCCAACAACTGTTCGCATGATGTGGACATGATCTCGTGAATCTGCTCGTTCGCCTGTTGTGAGTAATACTGATTCATATCCTCAATGATCTCTTGAGCCACAGCACAACGGAAGTCAGCCACAGGCACAGGTGCAATGTGTAGTTTCATACTGAAGCGATTCCGCACCTCCTGCTCAGACGGGTACAGAGTCTTGTCGAACATAGTCCCCTGACTGAAGGCCATCTGCGCCACGATTGAGGGATAGTGTGCGACAAAGTCATCTACAAGTGTGGCATGTTCAGTCTGAAGATCACGGTACTCGGCCTTGGTTTTTTCAAGGCGAGCCATTGGCAACAGACGCTGACTGCCCGCCCAGTCGTAGCTCAGACGCTTGAGCCAGTTGTAGACTGATTGACGGTGCATGAGGATCTTCTTGTGACGGGGGTCACCGGCAAGCAGGTTCTGAATGAACTTACCGGCCTCGCGGTCAGCGTTCTTTGCTGACGTAATCTCATCAGACACAGAGCGATCTTGTCTTGTCGCTGACCATACTTTCACCTCCACGTTAATGAGTAATGAGGCAGTCGCCAAAGAGATAAGATAATCGGGTTTCTTAAACATGATAACTATTCCTTACTAAAGTGTGATGATATTAAGACCAATAAGTAGAACTAAACAAACTGTAATAAAAACCATACCCCAACCAACTAGAACTTCACGCACTCGTTACCTCCTTTTCATCTACAAATTTTACTTCAATATCTCCGTAAGCACTGTGAGAATTTGTAAGATACTCATCTATCATTTTATCTTCAGCAGAGTTCTTATCATATGCCTCTACTTCTACGTGCATCTGATACGTGACTGTTACTACGCCTTTGTATTTCCTTATTCCCACGGTTCTCTCCTTTCTTGGTAATGTGCATTGAGCACCATTTGAATGTCAAAACTGTTGCCGTACATGTCCATCTTGTGTTTGATTGCATACTCAAGGGCTTCCTTCTCGGTGTCGAAGAAGCCGTAGACATGTGTCGGGCTATACGGGAAGAAGTTGAGTACCACCCACTTACCCGTTTCCTCGTCGTTAGTTTCCATTTCATCCTCCAGTTAAATGTTATTTAACAAGGCCGCCCTTGTTGTTGAGGCCAGCAAGCAGGTTTTTGCTCGTGATGAGCATGTAGTTGGATTTGTGCATGGGGGCAACGCACCAGAGCTTGCGGGCTTCGATGCTGTTGAGTTCGCGGCAGTCCCAACAGAAGCCGTTCAAGGTATCGACGGGGTCGAGCAGATCGTGGCCGCAGTCGCGGCAGTGCATGTAACGAATCATAGTGTTTTACCTGATAAGAGTTTGTGGTGGATTCACGCGTGCGTGAATCGCTAACTACGCGACAACAAATACTGCGGTACTACATTATTATTATACCACAATTATGTTCTAACACAAGGACTATAATTAAGTTTTTTCAGCAGAGGATTTGGGGCAAATAGCGTTCTGTACGTTCCGCGAAAAAATGGGGGGGTCAGAACGTTGGAACGTTGAAATGCGAATTTGTAAGTTGTTGATTTAAATAAATAAAAAAGAGTATATTTATAATATATATAGTAGTAGAGGTCTACGTTCCATGTTTTTTAGGGGTAGTTCCCTTTTTGAGCAAAATTAGACGCTGACGGGTTTTGCAGTTGCCGAGGACGTTCCGATGCCTGACTTCAACGGCCAACCCCCTCATACTTCAAAAACATGGAACGTTGGAACGTAACCTCGTAAGTCCTTGATTCTACAGGGTGAGTAGCGTTCTGCGTTATAAAGTTCACGCGAACGTGAATCGCTAATTAGCGGAACGTAACCCCGAAAAACATGAATTTAAAATGAAATCTGAGATAGCGACGCACACACAGCACGCGCACAGAAAAATAACTGGCATCAATGGGGCCAAAAAAAGAGCAGCAAGGCCGAAGCCCTGCTGCTCTGGTCTTACTAGCTTGCTGCTTTGAAAGCCGCGATCTTGCGCTTGATCAATTCGACGTCCGCCGTCGAATCGTTGCCCCTAGCGTCCGCATTGCGGACTCTAGTTAGTATGTCGTCTAGTGTTTCTTCTAACCAGACGCCGAACACTTTCGCTTGTACGCGCTCTTTTTTGACGCCTAGCTGAGCGCGTCTAATCTCTTTTGCCTTGCGTATCAAGTCGCCTATTCGATTCGAAGCGTAAGCGTTGAAGTCGGTTCGCATCTGCTGAACTAACTGATACCAAGTCTTATCGTTAGTCTTGATATCGTTCATCGCGGCTTGCGTGATTGCGAAGGCAATGTGAACATCTAGCTTTCGCTTTTCGCCTTCGTGTTCGTCGAATTCGCCTTCGAACACTTCGACTAGGTTACCGTCCGCTACTTTGAAGTAGCGAGCGGGTTTAACCGACTCGCCAAAGTAAACCATGTAACCAGAGCGTAGCTCTTCGCGTTGCTCTTTATTCATTTGATCATCGCGGCTTGCGTCAAGATCGCCAAGCGTTGGGATGCGAGCCATTGCGAATTGTGCAATGTCACGGATGCGCGACTCGGTCTTACCTTGCTGATAACCAACGTCGCGGAGGGATTGCAGTTTTAAGTCCTGCTCGACTTTTATGGGCTTAGCCATAGTGTTCCCCTTGGGATGAATGTCGGAACCCGCCGACTCGGTACTGATACTTATACGCTTGCGCTATGACGTTGTCGAGGATTTCACGGTAACGTGAACCGCTAAATAGTGGCACGCTCGCACAGCACGCGCACGGACACATAACTGGCATCAAAGATGGTGGGCCAAAAAAAGAGCAGGGGCCGAAGCCCCTGCTTGGTTATGCTAGCGTTGCTCTGCTAGCTACTAACCGACCGAACCGCGTTGTGATCCTCACGATGTGAGGGCCGAAATCCCTACCATAACAACGCATCCACTCCATCGCGTCGGATTGTGTCCAAGCGCGGTGTGTGATCTTGATGTCACGTTCAAGGTCGATGACCTCGACGCGGTAGGGTTTAGCGGCGGCGCGGAATGCTTGCTTGAGCAAGCTAGTGACTTTGACCATGATGGCCTCCTGTCTTGTCAGACTCCCTCTGACTTGGGTTATGGGTCGCTTCCCATGACTTTACTTATACCGAACCCCTCGGCCTTTGTCACGTATCCCACGGTAACCCCACCCGCCCCCCACCCCCTGGACTGGCCGCCTCGCTCGCACCCCCCTACACCCCATAATTTGCACAAACGATTTATAATTTTCCAAATATAAAAACACCCCCCTTGTCTTTTAGGTACCATACGTTTACATTACGAACCTATGCCAACATATATGTTAGACATAGACCCAAATATCCCCCTGCCTGCCAACGCAGCAGAAGCCCTACCCCCTATGTCACCAAAAGAAGAATTGGAAGTCAGGGCTAGAACTATAAAACTTATAGCGGACCTCCAAGGCAAACCAATACATCCCAGCGATAAAGATAAAGACGAAGCTCGCGCATTGGCTAAGAAAATGGTTGAAGATCCTAAAGGGCATATTCAATTTAGTAATTACAAGAATGAAACCCTTGCATACCTAGCTGGTATGGTGTCCCAATACGACCAAATGATCGTTAGGGATCTTGCTGACTTAAAGATATTCGTTGTTAATAAACTTGTTGAGCAAACTGAATCTGGAAATGCCAAGGATGTTATTGCGGCATTGAAAGCATTAGGCGAAGTTGACGGCGTGGATGCCTTCAAACGCCGGTCAGAAGTAACGGTGCAGGTCAAACCCATCGATCAGGTGGAGAAAGATCTGTTGGCTAAGCTGGAAAAACTTGAGCGATTCACCAAATATGCCGATGCTCAAGACATAATTGATGTCGAACCAACTCAAACTAACCCCTCAGAAAATAGCGGCCCTTAAAAAGCTACTTCCCCATGCTTCTCCAGACGAAAAACGGGAGATTTTGCGGGATTTAGAGTTTTGGGAGTCACAGCAAGCCCAATCGCTAGGGCAAAAGAAGCTATTAGCCTTCGCAGACCACGTATACCCAGGCTATAAAGTAGGCCCACACCATAAAAGGTTGGCTAAAATCTTTGAAGATATAGCCAACGGGGTCAAAAAACGGGTAGTTGTAAACATTGCACCCCGTCACGGTAAGTCAGAACTCATTTCTTACCTAGCTCCAGCTTGGTTTTTAGGTAAGTACCCGCATAAAAAAGTCATTATGGCTTCACATACGGCTGATTTAGCCGTAAATTTCGGTAGAAGAGTCCGAAATTTGGTGGCAAGTGACCCGTATAAGCAAATTTTCCCGCAAATTGAGTTACAACAAGACTCAAAATCGGCCTCTAGATGGGGTACTAACTTTAATGGTGAATATTTTGCTATTGGTGTTGGGGGTGCTCTTGCTGGTAGGGGGGCTGACCTTTTTATTATTGACGATCCTCATTCCGAACAAGAGGCTAAGCAGGGGCGAGCAGACGTTTTTCTTCCCGCTTGGGAGTGGTTTCAGTCTGGTCCTATTCAGCGTCTTATGCCTGGGGGCGCTATTATTATTGTGATGACACGATGGTCGAAACTTGATCTAACCGGTCAGGTTATTAACCATATGTCCAAGAATGAAGATGCAGAACAGTGGGAAATTGTGGAATTTCCTGCCATTTTGCCAAGCGGCAACCCACTTTGGCCTGAATTCTGGCCGGTTGAAGAATTAAATGCTAAAAAAGCTTCACTTGACCCCCGCTACTGGCAAGCCCAGTACATGCAGGACCCTACTGCTGAGGAAGGCGCACTTATTAAGCGTGAGTGGTGGCAGATTTGGGAGAAAGACGACCCGCCCAAGTGTGAATATTTAATTATGTCCTTGGATGCCGCGCAGGAAAACAATAATAGGGCTGACTATAACGCCTTGACGGTATGGGGCGTGTTCTTCAACGAAGAAGTTAATAACTACAACATCATATTGCTTAACGCCATCAAGAAACGGATGGAGTACCCTGAGCTTAAGAAGTTGGTGTTTGAAGAATATAAGGAATGGGAGCCTGATTCATTTATTGTTGAGAAGAAATCCAACGGGGCTGCGCTTTACCAAGAAATCCGTAGGATGGGGCTTCCGCTACAGGAGTTCACGCCGAGTAAAGGACAGGATAAGATTGCCAGGGTCAACTCAGTCACTGATTTATTTGCCTCTGGGATAGTCTGGGCACCAGATAAACGCTGGGCCAAGGAAGTTATTGAAGAATGCAACGACTTTCCTAGTGGTACAAACGACGACTTGGTTGACTCTACGACGCAGGCGCTTATGCGCTTTCGTAATGGCGGGTTTATCAGACTGCCGTCCGATGAGCCTGATGAACCGGCGATGTTCAGGCGTAAAAACCAATACGCCTACTATTAAGGATAGATCATGGCTACAAGCTTTTTTGACAAAGCGTTAAATCAAGCTCCCTTGGGGTTGCAGAATGATGGTCTGGTCATGGAGCCAGACATCGAGATTGAGATTGAAGATCCCGAGTCAGTATCAGTAGGTCTTGGTGGTCTAGAGATTGTGATCGGTAAAGAAGATGAGGAGGATGGGTTTAACGACAACCTTGCCGAGAAGATGGATGCCAAGGAGTTAGCCACTCTTGCCGAAGATCTGTGCAGTGATTTTGAAGATGACCTGTCGTCGCGTAAGGACTGGATGCAGACCTACGTCGATGGGCTGGATCTGTTAGGACTTAAGGTTGAGGATCGGACTGAGCCTTGGCCCGGGGCGTGTGGTGTGTACCACCCCCTGCTGACTGAAGCTGTAGTGAAGTTTCAGGCTGAGACCATCATGGAGACATTTCCAGCACAAGGTCCGGTGCGTACCAAGATTATTGGTGAAGAAACTAAAGAGAAGAAAGAGTCTGCTGTGCGTGTGCAGGCAGATATGAACCACCAGCTTACCGATGTGATGATCGAGTACAGACCTGAGCACGAGAAGATGCTGTGGGGACTGGGGCTGGCGGGTAATGCGTTTAAGAAAGTCTACTTTGACCCAGGACTTGATCGACAGACGGCGATGTATGTGTCGGCTGATGATCTTGTGGTGCCATACGGTGCTGCGAATATTGAGACAGCCGAGCGTGTTACGCACGTCATGCGTAAGACTAAAAACGAGCTAGAGCGGTTAATGGAGAGTGGGTTCTACGTCAATGTAGAGCTGGATGACCCTACCGATTCACTCGATGAAGTAGAGAAAAAAGTTGCAGAAAAGATGGGGTTCAGGGCAACAACCGATAACCGGTACAAGTTGCTTGAGATGCACGTAACCCTTGATCTCCCAGGCTTTCCTGACAAAGATAAAGATGGTAAAGAGACTGGACTGGCTGTTCCGTACGTCATTACGATTGAGAAATCAAACAGTAAGATCTTAGCGATTAGGCGTAATTGGAACCCAGACGATGAGTTAAAGAAAAAGCGTCAGCACTTTGTCCACTACCCCTACATCCCAGGCTTTGGTTTTTATGCCTTTGGGCTTATCCATTTGATCGGTGGGTTCGCCAAGTCGGGTACATCGATTCTCCGTCAACTTGTCGATGCAGGTACGCTATCTAATCTCCCAGGTGGATTTAAGACCAAGGGGATGCGTACTAAAGGGGATGACACACCGTTTGCTCCGGCTGAATGGCGCGATGTGGACATAGCCTCGGGTGCTCTCAAAGACAACATCATGCCACTTCCGTACAAGGAGCCGTCGCAGGTGTTAGCTGCACTCATGGACAAGATCATCGACGAGGGTCGGAGATTTGCGTCCGCAGCAGATCTTAAAGTCTCTGATATGTCGGCTCAGTCCCCAGTTGGGACAACGCTAGCGATCCTAGAGCGCACATTGAAGGTGATGTCGGCGGTTCAGGCGCGGATTCACTACGCGATGAAGCAGGAGTTCCGGCTCTTAAAAACCATCATCGCTGATTACACGCCTGAGTCTTACGACTACGAGCCGGAAGATGGTCGCCCCAAGGCTAAGAAATCAGACTACGACAACGTCGATGTGATCCCGGTCAGTGATCCAAACGCAGCGACAATGAGCCAAAAGGTGGTGCAGTACCAAGCGGTTATGCAGTTGGCTCAAACAGCCCCCCAGTTATATGACTTACCTTATCTTCATAGGCAGATGTTAGAGGTTCTTGGTATCAAAAACGCCGAGAAGCTCGTGCCGATGGAAGATGATATGAAACCGACTGACCCTGTATCTGAGAACATGGACATGTTCCAAGGCAAGCCAGTCAAGGCGTTTATCTACCAAGATCACGCCGCACACATAACAGTGCATATGTCAGCACTGCAAGATCCAGTCACAGCACAAGTTCTTGGTCAGAGTCCAAACGCTCAGGCTATGAGTGCTGCATTTATGGCGCATATTGCCCAACACTTTGCCTTTCAATACCGTAAAAACATCGAAGACAAACTCGGGGTTCCCTACCCTGCACCCAACGAAGAACTGCCCGAAGAGATGGAGGTCGAGATCTCCAGACTCGCTGCCGCAGGAGCACAGAAACTCTTGCAGTCTAATCAGGCGATGGCCCAACAAGCCCAGGCTCAGCAGCAGGCACAAGATCCAATTGTGCAGATGCAGCAACAAGAACTTCAGCTTCAAGCTCAAGAACTGCAACGCAAAACCGCTAAAGATCAGACGGATGCTCAACTTAAAGCAGCCCAGATTGAGACAGAGCGTATGCGAATTCAAGGGCAAATGGACCTCGATGGTGCCCGACTGGGTGCCCAGATCGCCAAAGATCAGATGGAGCAGGAGTTCCAAGCAGGCGTTGAAGCCGTTCGCAATGAAATAGAGGGCACGCGGATTGGTGCTGATATAGCTCGGAATATTGCTGCAATGCAGCAACAACGGGAGCAGACAACCGCTAAAGCTGTGGAAACAAAAAAGGGAACTAAAGAATGACGGAGTCTGAGAAAGTTTTACGGCATTTGATCAGCCGCTGTATCGACGAACAGAAGCATTTAGCCGAAGTTCTAGCGCAGGGGTTGGCAAAGGACCACGCAGATTATCGCTTTCAGTGCGGTGTGATGCGTGGAATCGCAATAGCGCAAGGGTATCTTGCCGATATGTTAGAAAGGATGAGTGACGACGATGAGTGAACTCCTAGTAGGGTCTACAAGCGGCTCTGCGACGGTACTGCCTGAAACCGCCGAAGAAAAAGCGCGACAACTCCCTGAGCCATCAGGTTATCGAATCTTGTGTGCAATCCCAGATATTGAAGACAAGTTTGATAATGGACTCATTAAAGCCGATGTCACGATGCACCACGAAGAATTACTAACGACGGTGCTTTTTGTCATCAAGATGGGGCCAGATGCTTATAAGGACGAGAAGCGATTCCCATCAGGGCCGTATTGCAAAGTCGGTGATTTTGTATTGGTTCGCCCCCATGCAGGCACACGCCTGAAGATTCATGGTCGGGAATTTCGCATCATTAACGATGACTCTGTCGAGGGGGTTGTAGAAGATCCTCGCGGTATTAGTCGCGCATAAGGAGTTTAAAAATGGCTGAGCAAGAAACCGCCAACACCGAGTTTGAGATTGAGATCGAAGACGACACGCCTCCTGAAGATCGTGGGCGGGAACCCTTACCTAAAGAGCTAGTTAAGGAGCTTGAGGAAGACGAACTCGAAGAGTATTCCGAGAAAGTCAAAACTCGCCTCAAGCAGATGAAGAAGGTTTGGCACGACGAGCGTCGTGAGAAAGAACGTGCGTTACGTGAGCAGCAGACTGCGATAGAAATGGCGCAGCAGTTACAAAACGAGATTAAAACGCTACGTTCTAAAGTGACTGAAAACGAAGGGCATTTAGTTAATACAGCTAAAAATGCTGTGGAACTAGAGCTTAAAAACGCTGAAAAAGCTTATAAAGAGGCTTATGAAGCGGGTGATTCTGATAAGTTATTAGAAGCCCAGAAGCAGTTAACTGAAGCATCTTATAAACTTGAGCGGTTAAAAGGATACAAACCCCCTGTACAATCGCAAGAAACTGAAGTAAATTTACCTAATACGCAGCCCCAGGCTCCGAGATTAGATCCTAAAACTGATTCATGGCGTAGACAAAATACGTGGTTTGGGTCAGATGATGAGATGACTGCTGCCGCACTTGGCCTAAACAACAAACTGCTTAGGGAACGCGGTGCAGCATTTGAAGGGTCTGATGAGTACTGGGAAATCGTCGATAAGACGATGCGTAAAAGATTCCCCGAGTATGAATGGGGCGACGAACCTGCTGAGCCTGAGACAAAATCAACTCCAGCACGTACAGAAAGACCAGCTACTGTTGTAGCTCCCGTTTCTCGTAGTACGACTTCCAAAAAAGTCAAACTTAGTCAATCCCAACTTAACGTCATCAAGAAGATGGGAATAACTCCTGAGCAGTATGTGAAGGAACAAATGAAATTGGAGCGAGCAAATGGCTGAAAATCGTTTATCCAGAGAAGTTGAGAACCGCGAGAAGTCTGCGCGTCCTAAACAGTGGAAGCGTGCTGATGTCCTACCTGAAGTTGATCCAATGCCTGGATATGTACCCCGCTGGGTGCGCGTATCTTCGCTTGGCAAGGCTGACCCCAAGAATATCTCTGCCAAACTCAGAGAGGGATGGGAGCCGGTAAGGATTGAAGAGCAGCCAAACCTTATGTTTATGCGCGACGAAAACAGTCGGTTCAAAGACAATATCGAGATCGACGGATTGTTGCTCTGCAAAATGCCTGAAGAGTTTGTAAAACAACGCACTAAACACTTCAGTGATGTTGCCAAAGCCAACATGGATGCTGTAGACAACAGCTTTATGAGAGAGAGCGATGCTCGGATGCCACTCTTTGCGGAGAAGCGATCCAAAGTGTCGTTCGGTAGAGGAACTTAACTTAAACGAGGTCAAAAATGGCTTATCCTGTTGTAGACGCCCCTTATGGGCTAAAGCCGATCAATTTGATCGGCGGACAGGTGTTTGCGGGTTCGACTCGTGAATATGCTATTGCAAACGGGTACAGTACCAATATTTTCTATGGCGATTGCGTAGCTCTCGTCCGTGGTAATTTGGAGCGTATTTCCGTTTCGACAGGTACCCTTGGTACTCTGGTTGGCATTTTCCTGGGCTGCTCCTACACCAACCCCACCACCAAACAGAAGACTTGGTCGCAATACTGGCCTGCCAGTACCGCTGCTGGGGACGCTGTTGCAATCGTCTGTGATGACCCTGATACGGTCTTTAAAGCAGTCGTTTGCTCGGCTACTACCGCTGTTGCTTCGGGCGCTCGCGCCATGATCGGCCAGAACTTGGCAATGATCAACAACACCGGAAGTACGCTTACTGGTGATTCCAAGAATGCTGTACTCGCACCTAATGACACTCCTGCGACAACCGATGCGTTGCCCTTGCGTGTTCTTGGTTTGGTGCCAGAAACTGCTGTTTCTCTTGGCAGTGCTACTTATTCCAGTATTTCTACTGCTACGGTTACCTGCTCGGCATTGCCTTTCGCACTGCCCGTGGGTACTGATGTAGGTTCGTTGGATTCAAGTGGTAATTACATTCCGTCCGGTTCGTTTGTAGATACGGCTGCTTCTGCTGGTGCGACTTCGTTCGTTTTGAACCAAGCTCCGTCTACGGCTTTTGCGGCTAGTGCAACGTTGGTATTTAATCAGTATCCCGAGATTCTCGTGAAACTGAACCACGGTCAGCACGAGTACTACTACGCTACGGCAACTGCGTAAAGGGGAACATAAATGGCTATTTCACGCGCACAACTACTGAAAGAGCTTCTCCCCGGACTGAACGCATTGTTTGGTCTTGAGTACGCTCGCTATGGCGAAGAGCACAAGGAAATCTACGAGACCGAGACTTCCGAGCGTTCGTTTGAAGAGGAAACCAAACTGTCTGGCTTCTCCGCCGCTCCGGTGAAGAACGAAGGCAGCGCGATGGCCTACGATAACGCGCAAGAAGCTTGGACCGCTCGTTACGTCCATGAGACTATCGCTCTGGGATTCTCGCTGACCGAAGAGGCTATCGAGGACAACCTGTACGACAGTCTGGCTAATCGCTATACCAAAGCCTTGGCTCGCGCTATGGCATATACCAAGCAGACCAAAGCTGCTGCGGTTCTGAACAATGGCTTCAGTGCTACCTACACGGGTGGTGATGGAGTTGCTTTGTTCTCGACAGCACATCCGTTGGTTTCTGGTGGCACCAACAGCAACACGCCAGCAGTTGCGGCTGACCTTTCTGAAACATCGTTGGAAGCAGCGGTTATTCAGATTGCAGCATGGACTGACGAACGTGGCCTGTTGATTGCAGCTAAGCCCAAGAAACTGATCATCCCGTCTGCATTGCAGTTCGTTGCAACTCGTATTCTGGAAACGGAACTTCGCGTTGACACGGCAGACAACACGATCAACGCCTTGAAGAATAATGGTTCGATCCCCGAGGGTTACGCCATTAACCACTTCTTGACTGATACGGATGCTTGGTTCCTTACAACTGACGTACCCAACGGTATGAAGCACTTTGTCCGTGCACCTTTGACACAGGGAATGGATGGAGACTTCGACACCGGAAACGTTCGGTATAAGAGCCGCGAGCGTTATTCGTTTGGTTGGTCTGATCCGCTTGGGATGTTCGGTTCGCCCGGAGCCTAAACGGTACGAAGAAGGGGGTTGCAAAACCCCCTTTTTTATTTATACTAGCTGTATTCCGGGGTTAGCCCGGTGTATTAGACAGTCCCGGCTGACGACATGCAGACTAATACACCGATATCGCATGTGAGGATCTAATGGCGAATACAACCTTTAGCGGCCCAGTCATTTCTGACAATGGGTTCGTAGGTAATGTGACTGGCTCAGTCACTGCAACAACTGTTAGCGCAACCGGTAATGTAACGGCGGATAGCGGCACTGCACCTACGGCTGGCGGTATGCTTTCTTTTGCAATGTCTTCAACCGCTAACTTAGGTATTTACGTTGGTTCTGGTGCTCCTAGTATATCGGCAGCTCAAGGCTCGCTGTATTTACGTACCGACGGCACCACTACAAATGACCGTATCTATGTTCGCGGCTCAAGTACTTGGATTGCTATAACCACTGCGTCCTAATAGGAGGTCCGCATGGCATCCATGCAATATGATGTCTTTGCGACCCAACCGCTAACGTCTACTGGCAACTTTTTAAACCAGAATGGCTTAGCGGTTCCACGCGCAAGGATCAAGTCAATTTACGCAGTAAATGGTTCAACTGCGGGGTCTGTCGTTATTCGTGACGGTAGCGCTACGGGGCCGATCCTAATTACCTTCAACACACCTGCAAATACCACGACAGGTAATAGTATGTTTTTGATCCCCGGTGAAGGAATTCTTGCTTCTGTAGGACTTCATGGCACCGTCACTAACACTACTTCAATTACGTTGATCTATGGCTAAGTCACCTGCATGGCAGCGCAAGGAAGGCAAAAACCCAAAAGGTGGTTTGAACGCCAAGGGTCGAGCTTCTTATAACGCAGCTAATCCGGGGAAACCTGGGCTTAAGCCCCCGCAACCAGAAGGCGGTGCTCGTAAGAAATCTTTTTGTGCGCGTATGAGTGGCATGAAGAAGAAGCTTACGAGTTCTAAAACGGCCAACGATCCAAACAGTCGTATTAACAAATCACTAAGGGCGTGGAAGTGTTAAATGGATACTGGGGTCTTAGTTTGGAATTTAGTCACATCATTCTTCGTGGCCTTGGTCATGTTGATGCTTAAAAACGCATCAGACGAGCAGAAACGTATCCAGATTCTGCTCAACAAAACGAGGGAGGAAATCGCTCGTGATCACATCACTCGTGCAGAGGTTCGTGCAGACCTTGAAAAGATTATGGAACGCTTTGATACAGGCTTTGAACGGCTTGAAGCAAAGA